CTACCTTACTTTGCATGGGAAAACAAAAAGTGTAGCGGAATGGTGCGAAACGATACCAGTAAGCGAGTTTACCATTTACTGGTGGGTCAGGGAAAAGGGACGTAAATATGCGGAGCAGAGATTGTCAGAAATTGCGTAGCTGCCCCTTCTGCGGGAGAGACGTCAAGATTCGGCAGGACGGTTACTACATGACGCCGGTTATACGGCATGCCACCAACGGCCCAGAGTGCGTGTTCCGTGCGCTGGTGATGTATGGCATGGATATGGACACGGCCCTTGCGCTCTGGAACCGGCGGGCAGATGATGACAGATGGAGGGATGATGGGAGATGACTGACAAAGAGAAAAAAGAACGGAAGTCTATCCGCGTGGAGATTAAAGCGAGGAAGCTGGTCATCAAGAAGCTTGCGACCGCGATCAGCGCCCTGCAGAAGACAGCGGACAGACAGAAAGCAGAAAAGGCGGCAAAGCGTGAGAAGCTGCTTGAATATAAGACATATGGCGAAGCGCAGGATGCCTATGGTTACGGCGTTATCACAGAGGAAGAATTCGATGAGATTGTTGAATTTCTTGAGAAGTCTCAGCAGATTGTGGATGAACCGACGGCAGAAGAGCTTGCGCTCAAGATACTGCTGAACTGGCGGCACCACATGGGGCTGGAGATTGCGAACCTTGAGTTTGAGATGCTTCCGAAGGAAGAGCAATCGCGGATCTTGGAAAAGAACATAGAGATCCTGCAGAAGCGTGAAGCACGGCGCTGCATGGCAAGAGAAGAACGGGGGGAGACGGTATGAAAGAGATATGCAAAAACTGCACTCATGCTCAGCAGAGTTATAAGTGTATCATCTGCGAGATGACAGGGAAGAAGACCAAGACGACCGCGACCTGTGAGGAGTGGAGGCCGAAGAGATGGGCTACACGATACGGCGCTGGATGACTATCCCAGGGATGTCGTTTGACGATTCGGTCAAGGCAAAGACAGCGGACGAAGCCATTGAGAAGGCCAGGAAGCTGGCCGGCATCTGCTCATCACTTATCAACGATGACATTTGCCAGGAGATCCGGGAATTGAAAGCAGGGGAAACCTTACGGGTGAAGCGCCCATCGCTGAAATTTACGATGCATGTAAGAAGGACGGTGAGATGATGGGAAAGGACCTGATGATATATTTCGATGAGGATGGTGTCGCGAGAGAATATGACGATACATACGATATCACGATTCACTGCGAGAGCGAGGAAGAGAAACGGAAAGCCATCGAATTTATAAAAGCCAGGAAGTGGGGAAAATGGATTCCTGTAACCAATGGCAGAGGTGGACATGAATGCAGTTTATGTCATAGCTATGCACCATCTTTTCAGACAGGCGATGAATGGCTGACAGATTACTGCCCGACCTGCGGTGCAGATATGAGGGGACGAACATGAGGCTGTTTGATGTGGATGAGCTGAAGGCGAATCATGGCAAGATGATGATTTTTGAAGTTACGGGAAGCGTCGGAGGTGAGCAAATGAGTGACTATAACATTAGAATTCAGAAACCTAGCGAGGACTTCGATTCCTGCTCTGATTGCATCCACTTCGCCGACAGCGAGGAAATATGTATTTTAAGACGGTGTGTTCATGCGATAGCCGAACTGAAAGAGTGTTATGAGCGCAAAGAACGGGGCGAAGGACAGTGGACTGGATACAATACGGAGAAGGGCTGGAGGCGGACAGATGGTTCTCCAATATTTCTAACCTGCTCGGAGTGCGGAGGAACCGTTCTGAATAACGGCTCTGCGCACTGGGACTTCTGTCCACATTGCGGAGCAAGGATGGAGGGCTGTGATGAGCATGTATAAAGGAAAATTGACAGACTATATTCTGCGGGAGGATGCCATAAGGGCATTGTGCAAAAGCACTTGCTACAGAGGGGCCTTCTGTCCGGATGAATATTGTAAGGAAGTCCGCGAGCCGTTGGATGACGTTCCTGCTGCCGATGTCCAGCCGGTAAGGAAGGGAAAATGGAACGTATATTATCATGGGGATAATAAATTCTCGTATTCATGTAATATGTGTGGCTACAGCTCACCGTATGATTTATATCTTGGCGAATACTCGCAGAAAAAATGGCGCTTCTGTCCCAACTGCGGAGCGAGGATGGATATGTAATTTAAGGGAGGGGAAGGATGCGGAATGATGGTGGTTTGGATTCTGTTCGTAACACTGATTCTGCTGCTGATAGGTGTCATCGGGGCGACGCTGGTTCTGGCCGTGCTGATGATTATCGACTTTATTCTTGACGTGATTCACAGCTGGAGGTGATGGCATGGGGAAGAAGGGAGACGCGCTTCGGGCCGCGAAGCTTAAGAATGTCACCAGGACATTTACGGAGGAGCAGCTGCGTGCGCATGACAAACTTGTGATTGAGACGTTCCGGGAGCGCATCGTGAAGGAGGCGGTCGCGGAGGCCAATGAAAGAGTGGAGGAACTGAATGCTCTTGACTGGGAGCGGCGTGAGCTGGCGTTCATGGAGAATCACCCCATCGACAACGTGTTGAGCTGCATGTCTCTGCTTCTGGCCACCACAGCCAGAGTCCTGATTGAGCGCTTCGGATGGAAGCCTATTCCACCGGATGGCCACTACGACCGGCGGAACCGGACCGTGCGATTCTGCGAGGAAGTATCGCGCGAGATTGGACGAATCACGGCAGACCCGGAGAAGGCTGACCTGATAGCTTACTGTAACGAGACGTATGACCTCTATGGGGTTAAGTTCATCACATTGGAGAAGGAAGGATATGAAGATACCACAGAAGCAGAACAAGACAAACACCCAGATGCCGGATGAGTTCTGGGATGAATGGAGGTTGGTCACCGGTGCATTGAAGGGGAGGCTGGTGCCGTCACGGGATGACATAGAGCGATGGCGGAAGGAGCTGAACAGAAAACGGGGCAAATAGTCACGAGGGAGGAAGTGTTGACATGAAGGCAAGGGTTACGAAAAAGCTGCTGAAGAATTACCGGAAGATTATGGAGGAGGTGCCTATACTGCGGGAGGAGCTGAATGAAATGCTTTCTTCGGATTCTGGGATTGTTAGTGATACCGTGCTGGACTACAGCAAGGGATATCCGCAGCCCAGGTCAATTACAGGATTCAACTCGCAGCTGTATTCTCAGCGTCGCCGAATCCTGGAACGGAAGGAGGAGCAGCTGAAGGCTGTCGAAGAATGGATTGACAGCATAGACGAGGGGCGTACCCGCGCCGTGTTCCGGATGAGATACATCAAGGGGATGAGCTGGATGCGTATCGCTGATAAGCTTCATTACGGAGGAAACGAGGCCTACCCCAGAATTAGGATACGGGATGAATATTTTAAGCATCACCCACTTCCCGAAAAATAGTTCGTTTCATTCGTTTTATTCGTTTTATAATAACAATGAGCCGAAAGGCCCGAGGCAAAGTGACTCTCTTCCAGAGGTCTCCACTTATCACCTGCTTTGATGATCAAAGGCGTTTGCGTTCCCCCTGCGTAAACGCCTTTGGTCGTCCTCGGGAGCAAGGCGGCCAGGGGGCAGGGGTGCGCGGGTCCTTCCCAGTGGGGTGGAGGCCTGCGGGGCGAGGACAGTCCGATTCTTCCCCGGATTTTAGAAAAAATTTTCTGACTATTTCGTTACGCAAGGCACGGTACCTGGACCCCATAGGGGCATGGCTGGACCGTGCCCTTATTGTTGTTTTGGGGGTGCGTATGGGTATGGTTCCTATGGCAGTACAGAAGGTCCTTCGGATAGATAGTCTGCATCCGGCAGATTACAACCCGAGGGTAGAACTTAGGCCGGGTGATGCCGAGTTTGAAAAGATAAGGCGCAGCATAGAGCGGTTCGGCTTCGCCGACCCTGTCGTGGTCAACTCCGACGGAACCATCATTGGCGGCCACCAGCGGATTGCTGTGGCGAAGGAGCTCGGATATGTTGAGGTCCCGTGTTCGGTGGTTGACCTTAATAAGGATGATGAGCGCGCACTGAATGTCGCTCTGAATAAGATCACGGGCGCTTGGGACGAAGAGAAGCTGGCAGTATTGCTGCAGGGACTGTCCCTTGGAGGTTATGACGTAACTCTGACCGGTTATTCTCAGGAAGAGTCAGATGAACTTATTAATGGTCTGACTTTGGACCGTGATGTACAGGAAGACGGGTTTGATCCTGAGCCGGCATATGATGCCGCAGCGGCAAAACCTTATGTTAAGCGAGGCGATGTGTTCCAGCTTGGTGAGCACAGGCTTATGTGCGGTGATTCGACAAGCCTGGAAGACATTGATGTGCTTCTGGACGGACACCTTGCTCAGTGCGTCATTACTGATCCGCCGTACAACATGAACTATGAGGGCGCCGGCAATACGGCATCATGGAAGCGTGCTCAGAATAAGATTCTGAATGACCATATGTCGGATGCTGAATTCAACACCTTCCTGTGTTCGGTATATAAGGCTATTGCATCCGGCATGGTCGATGGCGCGTCTTTTTATGTGTTCTACAAAGAACTTGGACAGGGTGTGTTTATTACGGCGCTTCGTGGTACGGGACTTACATTCAAGCAGGAACTGGTGTGGGTAAAGAACCAGATTGTTCTCGGAGGTTCTAAGTACCAGAACATGTATGAGCCATGTCTTTTCGGATGCAAAGGGCAGCAGGTGAAGTTCTGGTACGGAAAGCGTAAACAGCGAAGCGTAATAGAGAGCATTGACCTTATGGGTGAAGATGAACTCAGAGATGTGATTCATGAGCTCATGGATGAGGAGCCTGGTGATGTTGTTCGCGAGAATAAACAGCTTGCGAATACGCTGCATCCGACCATGAAACCGGTTCGGTTGCTCGGGAAGTTTATCAAGAATTCAACAAAGGCGAAGGATATCGTTCTGGATGTCTTTGGAGGTTCTGGGTCCACCATGATTGCCTGTGAGCAGATGGACCGGTCCTGCTTTATGATGGAGCTGGACCCGAACTATTGTCAGGTAATCATTGAACGTTGGGAAAGCTTTACCGGCAGAAAGGCGGTCATCATTGATCACTGAAGAAATGATGAAAAATGATTTTTCGGGGGGGGTACTGAGCATGGAAAACAATACACCTTCCGGTAGTTATTATAAGGTTGATGTGATTGCGTCGCTGTTTGGCGTGACGGTAAGGCGTGTGCAGCAGCTGACACAGGAGGGCATCATCGCCACGGTAAAGACATCCGAAGGCCGTAGATATGATCTCGGCCCTACCGTCAAGCGGTATATCCGATACCTTTCGGATAAGGCATACGGCAGAGAGCAGAACAATGCTGAACTGGAGCTGCGGGAGCAGAAGCTGAAGGCCGACATCGCGCTGAAGGAGTCCCAGGGTGAGCTCCACCAGCTGAAGACGAGGATTGCTTCCGGCCAGTTTATCGACAAAGAGGAAGTGATGCTCGACTATGCCAGGTTTTTTACAACCTTCAAAAAGTTCGCGACGAGCATCCCGAACAGGCTCATCACGATGATGGAGTCGCAGGTGGACCCCATCGAGGCGCGGCGCCTGGAGAAGGAACTGGCCGGTGAGATAAGTGACCTCCTGGCTGGCTTCGTGATTGCAGGTGTGGTGGAACCAAAGGATGTGAAAGGCATTGTTAAGCGGGAAAAAGAGAAGGAAAAAGCGAATTCCGAAGTACAGAGTGGCGCAGTATCAGCTGGAGGCGCTGCGGTATCTGAAGCCGCCGGATGATATATCCGTTTCGGAATGGGCAGAGCGGTACAGAATACTTGATTCAAAAACATCGGCGCTGCCGGGCCGCTGGAGGAATGACCGTACACCGTACCTTCGGGACATCATGGATGAATTCCTGAATTATGAGACGGAGGAGATAGCCTTCTGCAAGCCGACACAGGTTGGTGGTACGGAAGCCATGCAGAATATGCTTGGTTATGTCATTCAACAGGACCCGGCACCGACGATGATTGTATATCCGACAGATACACTGGCGGAATACACCTCAGAGAACCGTCTGCAGCCTATGATCAAGGCCTGCCGCAGTCTGAAGGACCTGTGGCGGAAAAACGAAACCAAAAAGAAGGAGATACAGTTCGATTCGATGTATATCACCCTCGCGGGGTCCAACAGCCCTGCGGAGCTGGCATCGAGACCGATTCGGTATCTCTTTTTTGATGAGGTTGACAAGTATCCCGGCGCCTCAAAGAAGGAGGCCGACCCGATAAGCCTGGCCAGAGAGCGTACGAAGACATTTGCCAACCGAAAAATCTATATGTGCAGCACTCCCACGCTTAAGAGCGGCCATATCTGGACAGCTCTGCAGGAGGCGGATATCGAGAAGCACTTCTTTGTGCCGTGTCCGCACTGCGGGCAGATGATAGAGCTGAAGTTTAAGCAGCTGATGTTCCCGTCCGGCGCTGATTTGAGCAACGCTGACCGGGCGGAACTGGCATCGTATGCGTGCCAGGAGTGCGGAGGCGTCATCACGGACAACCAGAAGCCGCAGATGCTTCGGTATGGTGAATGGAGGATTGTTCGGCAGAACACGAAGTTTTCCAAGAAGGTCGCCTACTGGATGAATACCCTGTATTCGCCGTTCGTGACCTTTTCGCAGATTGTGAAGGAGTTCCTGGACAGTAAGGATAACCCGGAAGACCTGCAGAACTTCGTCAATTCATGGCTGGCTGAGCCATGGGAGGACACCAGACTTAAGACCAATGCAGATGTAGTGATGGAGAGGCAGACGGAACTGCCGGAGTTCGTCGTTCCGGACTGGGCCGTGTTCCTGACCGGCGGTGTTGACGTGCAGGAGAACAGCCTGTACTGGACCATCCGGGCATGGGGGCCGTATATCACATCGCAGTGCATCGCGCATGGCCAGGCATTGGGTTTCGAGGGCATCACGGAGGCCATGAATACAGAGTACCTGAAGGCCGACGGCAGCAGGCTCATCGTATCACTGGCCCTGATTGACTCCGGATATAATGCCGACGCCACATATGACTACTGTGTGGACAACTCTGAATGGGCACTGCCGGTGAAGGGTGCGAGCTCCGGTATGATGACCAACTACAAGATCTCGAAGATCAACCGTATCAACAGCAAGGCCTATGGCACGCAGCTGGTCCTGGTCGACGGCGGGAAGTACAAAGACATGATCGCCGGCAGGATGATGAAGGAGAACGGGCGCGGGAGCTGGATGGTGTATGCGGGCACTGACCGGGACTATGCGGAGCAGGTGACTGCAGAGCATAAGGTCTCGGAGAAGTCCGGAGGCCGGACCGTGCAGGTGTGGAGGCAGAAGCACAGCCACGCTGACAACCATTACCTCGACGCGGAGGTGTATGCGTTCGCGGCTGCCGAGATGCTGGATGTCCGGACATTGCACCTTCGGACCGACGAGGAGCATCCGAAGCCGAAGCAGGAAGCACCGCAGAACGAAAATCCGGGCATGTTCCCGGAAGAAAACTGGATCCGGAACAACGAGGGCTGGATCTAGGAAGGAGGAAACATGGCGGATACATCAACAAACATGCCGACGACGCCGGCGGAGATGCTGGAGGCAGTCAATGCGGCGATTATGAACATCGCCATCGGTGGCCAGAGCTACCGCATCGGCACGCGGTCGCTCACCCGGGCAGACCTTAAGCAGCTGTATGCGATGAAGAACGACCTGATGGCCCAGGTGGCCGCAGAGAACCGTTCCAGTCTTTTGGACAACACCTATGTGGCGATGTTTGATGGCGATGGAGACCCGCGGTAAGGAGGAACTATGAGCTGGTTGGATAACTTAATATCATGGCTGTCACCGGCCCGCGGCATCCAGCGCATGCTGGCAAAGCAGACTCTGGAGGAGCTCCAGAAAAACTACGACGCCGGAAGCTTCGGTCGGGTCAACAACGCCTGGAACGTTTTTAACGACTCGGGCGAGATGACAGACCGGAATTACCGCGACACCGTCCGGGCGAGAGCCAGGGACCTGGAGCGGAACAGTGACATAATGCAGTCCGTAGTCCGGGCCTATAAAAGAAATACGATAGGTACCGGATACCGATTGCAGGCGAAGACGGACAATGAGTCATTAAATGCAGATATTGAAAGACTTTGGAAACGATGGTGCAGGGCGCGGAACTGCGATGTGACCGGAATGCAGTCACTGAGTCAGCTGATGCGCATGGCTGTTGAGCGGAAGAAGGTGGATGGCGGCATCCTGTTCGTGAAGAGATACACGGAGGGAGGAATGCTGCCTTTTAAGATCCAGATGCTGGAGGTTGACGAGCTGGCCGCCGATGTGGTGAAGCCCAGGAACCCGGAAGCGCGTGTTATAGGAGGTATAGAACTAAACTCCTATAACCGGCCGCTGGGATACTGGATCCGGCAGTACAGCCTGGACGGCTTTGTGCTGACTGAGCCCGTGTACATCGACGAGAAGGACGTCATCTTCTATCACTCGAAGACGAGGCCTTCGCAGATTCGCGAGATGAGCGACATGAGCCCGACCGTGACGCGCATCCGGGACTGCAATGAGTTCATGACGGCCGTTTCCGTGAAGGAACGCGTCGAGGCCTGCCTGGCCGTATTCATCAAGCGCACCACGCCGACGCTAAACGGCATCCCGTACCGGCAGAACGGCGGCGGTGACAGCCGGGAAAGCTACGAAGGGAAGACGCTGGTGCCCGGCATGATAAAGGAGCTGAATGCCGGCGATGAGATTCAGGTGGTTAATCCTTCGGGTCAGTCTCAGGATGCTGCAAGCTACATCAAGCTGCAGCAGAGGATGATCTCCGCCGGCCAGGGCTTAAGCTACGAAGCCAGCAGCCGGGATATGTCCCAGAGCAACTATTCCTCCGCGAGACAGGGAAGCATCGAAGACGAGCTGACCTACCTGGAGGAGGAAGAGGAGATTCTCGCCGTCCTGGACGAGATTTATGAGACCTTCATCATCAGCTGTGAGCTGGCCGGCCTTCTTCGGATGCCAGGCTTCTGGGCGGACAAGGACAGCTACTTCGAGCATGAGTGGAACCGTGCACCGAAGAAGTGGATTGACCCGCAGAAGGAGTCGAACGCCACCAAGACGGCCCTGCAGACCGGCATCAAGACCTACAAGCAGATTGCGGCGGAGGTTGGCCGCGACTGGAAGTCGCAGCTGGATGACATGGCAGAAGTTAAGGCATATGCGGAGAGCATCGGCCTTGACATAGATCAGATTCTTTATGGAAAGACAGGAACAGGAGGTGAAGAAGTCAATGCAGAAGATGACACTGGCTCGGGACTTAACCCCGATGACGAACCAGCCGAAGCCGAATAATGCGGTCAGAGAATTCATGTCCGCGGACATCCGGATGCGGAAGGAAGGAGAGGAAGACAGCAGAGTATTTGAACTCAGCTGGAGCTCCGAAGAGCCGTACACGCGCTGGTTTGGTCCGGAGATTCTCGACCATTCGGAAGGATGCGTCGACCTGAGCCGCCTGAATGAGATTGGTGTGGTGCTGTTCAACCATGACCGGAATAAGGTCATCGGGAAAATCCTGAACGCCCGCATCGAGAACCGGCGCGGAGTCGCAGAAATTGAATTCGACAGCGACGAGGCGTCCGAGACTGTGTACCAGAAGGTCAAGAGCGGAACGCTGAAGGGCGTGTCCGTAGCGTACGCAGTGGATTCATGGGAGGAAGTAATGCCTGGAAAGCAGTCGGCAGATGGACGCTTCACAGGGCCCTGCAGCATCGCTCGCAAGTGGACCCCGTATGAAGTCTCCATCGTGTCTGTGCCCGCAGATCCTACCGTCGGAGTCGGCAGGACTATGGATGCAGCATCGGATCCCGACGACCTGCGGGCCAGACAGCTTCAGATAAACATCAACCTTACAAGATTAAAGGAGGAATGATCATGCCTATCAAGAAAATGATTGAGCGGCAGCAGGAACTGCTTGCCGCAGCTCGCAATGAAGGCAGAGAGATGAACACAGCTGAAAAGGCAGAGTTTGATGCACTTCAGCGGTCCATCGACGCTGCGAATGCAGCGGTGCCGGAAGTTCCGGCAAATACCCAGCACAACGATGGAAATGCTCGCGAGGGTGAGTCCGACTCGGACGGAGAGAGAGCAGCATCCACTGAGCGTCAGAGATGCTCCGAGATTACCGCACTCTGCAGACAGTTCGGCGAGGATCCGACCAGCTTCATCGCCAACGGCTCCACCGCAGACCAGGTTCGTGCAGCCATCCTTGAGAAGCTGTACCAGAATGGTCAGCCCGTCAACACTGGAGTACAGGTAACCGGAGCTGAGGAAGATAAGTTCCGCGACGCCGCCAGCGACGGTCTCATGATGAGAGCCGGTGTGAGCGTTGCACAGGCGCACGAAGGCGCTGGTGAGTTCCGCGGCATGAGCCTGCGCGACCTGGCCATCGACTGCCTGCGCAGAGACGGTGAGGATGCCGGTCAGCTCATCCGTAAGAGCTCCGATGAACTCTATCAGATGCTGTGCCGCCAGTTCTACAACCCGACCGCAGCGTTTCCGGCCATCCTGGACTCCACCATCCGCAAGGCCATCGTGGAGATTTACAACAAGGTTCCGACCACCTTCCAGGAATTCACCACCAAGGGCAGCCTGGCTGACTTTAAGGCAACCGCTGACCATGAGTACCTCATCGGTGGTGTTGGTGATTTCGTGAAGGTTCCGGAGAACGGTGAGATTAAGGCAGATCTGCCGAAGTCCGAGCTGCTTCCGCAGAGAAAGCTCGACACCTACGGCAAGCAGTTCAGCATGAGCCGTCAGGCCTTCATCAACGATGATATCGGATTCCTGACCAGAGTTCCGGGCCTGTATGCGACAGCTGCGAAGAAGACCATCGATAAGCAGGTCTACAGCCTGCTGTTCAACAACGCTGCTATCTATGATGGCAAGCCGCTGTTCCACGCTGACCATAAGAACCTGATTGGCACCGGAGCAAAGCCGACTCAGGCATCCATCCAGGAGATGATCCTGCAGATGCAGAAAGCCACCGACCCGTTCGGCGACCCGATTTACATGACCCCGTCCGCTATCGTAGTTCCGGTTGGCTACGAGTTCGACCTGGCCGTAATCTTCCGGTCTGCTCAGGTTGTCGGTTCCGGCAACAACGACATCAACCCGCTGTACAACTACCCGCTTAAGGTCGTTCAGTCTCCGATGCTCAATGCGATGGCAGGCGCAAATGCATGCCCGTGGTTCATGACCGCAGACGAGACCTCCGCAAGAGGCATCCAGGTGGATTACCTCAATGGTCAGGAGACACCGACCGTTCGCAGAATGGAAGCTCCGGGCACTCTCGGCTTTGTCTGGGACATCTGGCTTGACTGGGGTATTGCAGTCAGAGATTTCCGCGGCATTTACAAGAATCCGGGCGTACAGCTCTGATTCAGAAAAGGAGGAATAGATCATGGCTAATTACTGGCAGAGAGGCGAGAGCCTTGATTACATGAACAGCGGCAATACAAAGATTGAGGCCGGTGCAGTCATCACCTACGGTGCCCGCATCGGCGTTGCCGGCTGTGATATCGAACCCGGTGAGATGGGAAGCATCCACGTTGAGGGTGTATTCGAGATGCCGAAGGGCTCCGGAGCAATTACCGCAGGCGCGGAAGTGTTCTGGACCGGCACCGCGATTGCCACATCCGGTGACACAAAGGCCGGTTACGCAGCACAGGCAGCTGCGGCCGGTGACACCGTAGTCCTCGTCAAGATTAACGCCTGATGATGCTCAGAGCATTGCGTCCTGTCCTGTTCCGGTCCACCCAGTACAGGGCAGGCGACGCTCTGCCTGCCGATGATACCGCAACCGTGGAGGCATGGCTGGAAGCCGGGAGCGCAGCCTGGAAAGATGACGAGGAGGCTGTGAAAGCTCCGAAGGCAAAGAGCCGCACAGCTGTCGCCGGAATGCCCGGACTGAGGTCGGACGGTG